GTCTTATGTGGCGCATAGAATGATTAAGTCTGTCTCTGACTTGGTAGCCATGGGTTACGATGAAGAAGAGATCGAGCAACACGCAACACAAACAAGCAGCGCGATTGATCCAGAAAGCTATGAAGAAGTGGAAGCTAGAAATCCATTTGACAACATGGTGTATCCAGATCGAAACGACTCAGGCGCAAAGGATGTGCTGTATGTCGAGCATTATTTATTTTATGACTTTGACGATGACGGCATCGATGAAAGGATTAGAGTTTGTACAGTGGGTGATGGTGTTCATGTGCTAAACGTTGAGCAGTGGGATGATCTTCCTATTGCCATGTTCTGCCCTGACCCTGAACCGCACACCGCAATTGGCTCATGCCCTGCGGATTACCTGAAGCCTATTCAAGCGGCTAAGTCTCAAATCATGAGAGACACCCTTGATTCTTTAGGTCACTCAATCTTTCCTCGGATGGCTGTTGTTGAAGGTCAAGTCAATATTGACGATGTACTCAATACTGATATTGGACAGCCAATTCGAGTTCGCGCCCCTGGAATGGTTCAGCCCTTTACAGTACCCTTTGCTGGTAAAGAGGCATTTCCTGTTCTTGGATACCTTGATGATGCAAAAGAGAATAGAACAGGTGTGTCCAAAGCCTCTGCTGGCTTAAATGCAGACGCTTTGCAATCAAGCACAAGTGCAGCAGTATCCGCTACCATGTCTGGGGCGCAAGGCCGAATTGAATTGATTTGTAGACACTTCGCAGAAGGCGGACTCAAACAAATCTTTAGAGTAACCAACAACCTCATCATCAAGCATCAAAATGCTCAAGATGTCTTTAGGTTAGAAGGTAAGTTTATTCCTGTTGATCCTAGATACTGGAACAACGACAAAGATATGATTGTGAACGTGGCTATCTCCAAGTCTTCAGACGAAGAGAAGTTTGCTATCCTCACACAACTCGCTGGTAAGCAAGAACAAATCATGCAAACCATGGGGCCAAATAATCCATTGGTATCTTTACAGCAATACTCCAACACGCTCACGCGCATGATCGAGATCGCTGGCTTTAAAGACGCGCAATCGTTTATTAATACTGAAGTACAGCCAACGCCTCCACCATCACCTGAATCACAGAAACCTGATCCTGCTGAAATCCTAGCGCAAGCTGAAGCTATGAAGGCTCAGAACCTAGGACAGAAAGCTATCATTGATGCTGAGACAGACAGAATGAAGATCATCATGGAAGATGACAGAGATCGTGATATCAAAGAAGCTGAGATCAGACTTAAAGCAGCAGAACTTGCAGCTAAGTATGGCTCACAGGTTAACATCGCAGAAATCAATGCTATTATGGAAAGAGACAGAGAAAACATAAGGCAAAATGCAAAAGACCAAGCTCAAGGACTATTTACAAACAATGTCCCACAAAATCTATAACCTCGAAGTTTTAGTCGATGACATGGTTTATGAAGGCAAAGATATAAGAGCAAAGGATCAGAATCACGCTTTATACATTCTTGGTTTAATCTCTGGCGGTGAAGTTACCGAACATTCAGAAGTTTTATTTATAGAAGAAAATATTATTCACTAATGGCAATTACTTATAGAGGAGAAAGGTTTAGCGGTTTTAACAAACCTAAACGTACCCCTGGTCACAAAACAAAATCACACGCAGTTCTAGCTAAAGTTGGAGAAACCATTAAGCTCATACGCTTTGGTCAACAAGGCGTTAGCGGTGCTGGTAAGAATCCCAAGAGCGAGAAAGACAAGGCTAGAAGAAGATCATTCAAAGCAAGACACGCTAAGAACATTGCAAAAGGTAAACTGTCAGCCGCTTACTGGGCTGATAAAGTAAAATGGTAAAGAGGTAAATTATGCCAAAAGGACTATACGCAAACATTCAAGCTAAACGCAAAAGGATCAAGGCTGGGTCAAATGAAAAAATGAGAAAGCCTGGAATTAAAGGTGCGCCAAAAGCAAGCGCATTTAAACAAGCAGCTAAGACTGCAAAAAAAAGGAAATAACTATGCCAAAAGTAGGAAAAAAAGAATACAGCTATACTAAAGCTGGTATGAAAAAAGCTAAAGCTGCCGCTAAGAAAAGCGGTAAAAAAGTCTCTTACAAAAAGAAGTAAGTGAAAACATCCTCGGCTAAAGCCAAGGGTCGTAAACTCCAGCAATGGGTGGTTACTAAACTTGTAGAAATACTAGGCTTTGACGAGGAAGACCTAGAATCCAGACCCATGGGATCTTCTGGTGAAGATGTCATTATGGGTGTTCAATCCAGAAAACAATTCCCTTACTCTATCGAGTGCAAAAACCAAGAAGCAGTTAATGTGTGGAAAGCTATGGAGCAATGTCAAACAAACTGTAAAGATTACGAGCCTTTGGTTATAATAAAGAGAAATAAAAGCAAACCACTAGCGTTAGTGGATGCAGAGTATTTTATTAAACTGCACAAGGATCAAGATGGAACAAGAACCAAAGATAGAGATACATCAGCATCAGAGTAAAACTTGGTACAACTTAGCCGAAGGTTTTGATAAGTGGCGAGTCTTTCCTAGATTGCTCATTACTTTATATGGCTATGCTTTTTACAACACAACAGCATGGTTTATGACTTTACCTGATCCAACCAACGCACAATCAGCATTTGTTTCTGTCATTGTGGGTGCAGGTGCAGCTTGGTTTGGTTTATATGTTGGCGGTTCACCCAAAAGATAATGACTGAAGCAAAAGTAAATGACAGGACTACCTTTAATATCTCTATTAGTTATCTAATACAAATTATTCTTGCTATCTCTGCTTTTGTTTATGGGTATGCTTCTATTAGTGAACACATAGAAAGAAATGATACAGAAATAAAAAATCTGAGAGCCAATCAAAATACATATATTTTTCCTGACATAAGAACATTAGAACAAAAAACAATAGTCTTGGAAAAAGATGTTTTGGTTTTACAAAAAGAAATAGAGTTTTATAAAAAACAATTACAAAAACAACCAACAGGCAAATAAATGATAGATAAACTCATAGAGCCAGTTACCAGCATATTAGACAAGTTTGTTGCAGACAAAGATTTAAAAGCTAAGTTAGATCACGAAATAAAAACACAGTTTCATAAGATTGATCTTGCACAAATAGAAGTCAATAAGATAGAAGCATCACACAGATCTATCTTTGTAGCTGGTTGGAGGCCTTGTTGCGGATGGATATGTGCAATAGCACTTGGTTATCACTTTGTTTTACAACCAATCATTCTGTTTGTTTTATCTTTGTATGACTTGCAATATCAACTACCAGAGTTTGACATGGGTGCATTGCTGTATGTCTTAGGCGGTATGTTAGGTCTTGGTGGGTTAAGAAGTTATGAAAAGTCTAAAGGCTTAACAAAATGAGTGAATGGAAGAATTTTAGGTTAGAAGAGTTTGCTTGCAAGCATTGTGGTGAAAATAGGATTGAACATGAGCTTATAGATAAGTTACAATTGCTTAGAGAGGACTTAGGTTTTCCATTTATTATTTCTTCTGGTTATAGATGTTCAGAACATCCAATAGAAAAAAAGAAAAGTAAACCAGGCACTCACAATTTAGGGATTGCAGTCGATATAGCCTGTAGTCACAAACAAGCATTACAAATAGTGTCCGCAGCCGAAGGTTACGGGTTCACAGGATTAGGAGTTAACCAAAAAGGCAATGGAAGATTTATACACCTCGATATCGGCAAGGCTACAAATGATCGTCCAAGGCCTCATATCTGGAGCTATTGATTTCTAATGGAACTTTCATTTTATGTTGTTTGGAATATCTTTGTAACTTTGGTCATCGCACCGCTCTTTTATTCCATACGCAAAAATGAAAACGAAGCAAAAAGGATTGATATCTTGGTTAATAAAACTCGTGAAGAATTAGCAAAAGATTATATGACAAGGCATAATCATAATTTGGAGTATTCAAGATTAATGGATAAAATAGATAAACTTGATGCTAAAATAGATAAACTAATTACGAATTAATAATATTATGAACTTCACAGGAATGCCCCCAGGAATGACCCCAGAAATGCTTGCAGAAATGTTAGGCATTGGTGGTCAAACAACAGCTCAAAGCGCACCAAGACCAGACACTAATTACTCAAGTGGTTTTGATTACGCAAGATCTATTGCTGGCGGAATACCTGCATCACAAATGATTGCACCTGGAGTTAGTTATTCTCCAGACCAACCGGGTGGTTACACGCAGCAAGATTTAAATGCACCCTCCTTACCAGAGTTACCAATGCAGCCATTACCACAGCCAATAATAGAAGAGCCAATTACAGGCCCAATCGAACCGGGGTTTGATGGCGGGTACGATTTTAGCAATCTTCCGGGATATGAAAATCCAGACAGCGGTTACAACTTTGGTGGCTTTAATCCAGGTGGATTACCAGATTTTAATTTTCTAGGCAATATGCCTTTTCAGGGAACTAACTTTTCTCAAATACAACCAAACATTAATTTCTCAATGCCTAATATCGATCAAACGATAGGCGAGCAAAAAGGCGGTCTATTTGGCGGCATTGGTAGAGGCATTACAGGATTGCAAGGTATGCAAAAAGACTTCAAAGGATTTAAAGAAGACATGAAGGATAAGGCTGCTAATAAAGTTCGTGGGTTGTTTGGGATATAATGTCAATCACACACGAAGAAGTAGTTAATGCAGCAGAAGCTGAAAGAATTTTAACTTCACCAGTTTTCAAAGAAGCGGTTGAAAATCTAAAGCAAGAATACATTTATCACTGGCTAAACTCTCGCGGCATCGATGATGTTGCGGTTAGAGAAGACTTCCACAGATCCTTATTACTTCTTCCTGAAGTAGAAAGACACCTACGCATCATGGCTGAGAAAGGAAAACTCACAAAAGCCAATATCAACAAAATCCGTAACATAGCCTAAAACTTTCCCTTTTCTACATTATTGGTTTAAAATATCCCTAAATACAAAATAGGAGTATTTATATGAGCAATAACGGAAAACCGACTGCTTTACAAACGGATGGTCAATTAACTACCGCAGCGTTTGAAAGTTTCTTAGCCCCTGAAGAGGACACGCAAGAAGAAGCAGTCATAGAGGAAGTTGAAGAGTCAGTCGAACCAGAAGTTGAAGACTTTGAAGAGCAAGACGAAGAGCTTGTCGATGAGGAAGAACTCGAATACGATGACGAAGAAGATGATGGTGAAGAAGAAACGGAAGTTGAAGAGTTAGAAGAGCAACCCGTCTACAAAGTCACAGTTGATGGCGATGAGATAGAGGTCACGCAGGACGAACTCCTTAATGGTTATTCACGCCAACAAGATTACACGCGGAAGACGCAGGAACTTGCCAATCAAAGAAAGTTGATTGAGCAACAAGCCCAGCAGATCTCGCAAATGGATGCGATTTACGCAGAGTTGTTACCGAAGATGAAGGCCCAATTAGAGTCTTCTTTAGGTGACGAACCAGATTGGGACTCATTGCATGAAGATGATCCAATTGCATTTGTTAGAGAAAGACAGCTTTGGGATGACAAAAGAAGGCAGCTAGAATCTGCTAGTGCTGAACAACAAAGACTCCAACAAGAGACTTATGTTCAACAACAGCAACAGTTAGCAGCAATTGTTGAGGATTCTCAACAAAAACTTCTAGAAATTATCCCGGAATGGAAAAAGCCAGAAGTGGCTAATCAAGAAAAAGCTGAAATTCAAAACTATGCAATTAATGAACTTGGTTATACTCCAGAGGAGATTTCACAAGTTTATGATTATCGTGCTTTGCTTGGCTTAAGAAATGCTTGGCTAAACTCTAAAACAGTTGAAGCCACAAAGAAAAGACCAACGCAAAAAGCACCTGCAAGAGTTGCTAGACCCGGGTCGTCTACTAGAAAGAAATCGATAGCACCAGTGAAAAGAGCAAAACAGGTTTTAGCAAAACTGGAAAAGTCCAAGATGCAGCTAAAGTTTTTGAACAATTTTTAAAATAATTTTATAGGTAAATATAATGGCTAAAGTAACAAACGCATTTGATACATACAGCGCGACTTCAGACAGAGAAGATTTAAGTAATATCATTTACAACATCTCTCCAATGCAAACTCCGTTTATGTCTTCAATTGGAAAAAGAAGTATTAAGAATGTTGTCTTCGATTGGCAAACAGAAGTATTAGCAACTCCAGTTGCTACAGGTGAACTAGAAGGTTTCGAACTTTCAAGATCAGCCTCTGTTGCAACCACTCGTGTTAGCAATGTTGCGATGATATCAAAAAGAGATGCAACTGTATCAGGCTCACAAGAGTCTTCAGACCCTGCTGGTAAGAGATCAGAAATGGCTCATCAACTAGCTATCATGTCTAAAGCTCTTAAGAGAGATATGGAAGAAGCTCTTTGTCAAAATGGTGCAAAAACAACTGGTGATGCGACAACTGCTCGTGTAACAGGTGGTTTTGAATCATGGATCACATCTAACGACTCAAGAGGTGCTGGTGGTGCTTCTACAGGTGGTGGAGCTGCTCCAACTGACGGAACTCTTAGAGATCTAACAGAAGACTTGTTGAAAGATGTTCTACAACTTTCTTTTGGAAATGGTGGTGAACCATCATTGGCAATTTGTGGCCCACATAACAAACAAGTTATCTCTGGTTTCACAGGTAGAACTCAAGCAAGACAAATGATCGATGCCAACACTGTTGAAGCATCAGTATCTATCTACTCTTCTGACTTTGGTGAGCTAAAAATAGTTCCATCAAACAGATCAAGAGAAGAATCTTTACTGTTGGTTGATCCAGAGTACGCAAAAGTATCATACTTGCGTGATTTCAAAACTGTTGACATTGCTACAATAGGCGATGCAATGACCAAAATGATCGTGGTTGAGTATGGATTAGAAGTATCCAACGAAGCTGCTCATGGTATCGTTGCTGACCTTAACGTAAGTTAAGTTCTCGGTTAATAACCTTAAAGGGATGTTTCGGCATCCCTTTTTTTTGTGTTAAAATTCTTGCATGGCTAAAAGAACTGTTATAGATCATAAGACTGGTTTTACCAACGAGTTTATTACTGAGGGTGATAAAGATATTTACCATACAACTCAAGACATAAACCCAGTAATTGAACATTGTAAAAACATTGCAGAGAATGTTACGCCAGGCAAAGATCTTCGCCATGTGGCAGAAGTACCATTGGTTGTATATCAAAAAGCGTGTCGAGAAGGATGGGCGAATGATATGAGTCAATGGAGAAAGTGGTTAAATAACTCAGACAATAAAGTCTTTAGAACATGGCAAGGTAAACTATGACATATGCAGAATTAAAATCTAACATCGCAAGTTATCTGAATCGTTCAGATTTAACAGATGTAATTGACTCATTTATTGACAGCACAGAAGCAGAATTCAACCGCAGACTAAGAGTAAAGGGCATGATTAAACGTGCTACTGCAACACTAGATTCTCAATATATCTCTGTGCCAACCGATTGGTTAGAAGCTATCAACATACAAATTGACAGTGGTAATTTTTCACCATTGTTTCAACAATCCATAGAATCCTTAGATGTATACAGAAAGTCAAATGACAATGTAACAGGCCAACCTATTTACTTTGCATTGGTAGATGATTCAATTGAATTTGCACCTACCCCAGACGGAAGTTATACAGTACAATTAACCTACTACGGCAAGATAGATGCGTTAAGCGATTCTAATACCAGTAACTTTTTATCCACAGGATATCCAGATGCTTACCTTTACGGATCACTTAAACACGCTTCAATCTATTTAATGGAAGATGAACGAGTGCCATTATTTACAGCACAGTTCGAGAAAGCTCTGGAAGAAATGAGACTAGAGCAAGAAAAAGCAGAGTTTGCAAAAGGTTCTTTAATGCAAAGAAGAAGAACATACGGCAAACAACGCAAAAACATTTATTATTTTGGTAATAACTAGGAGTATATGAAATGGCTGGATTTAGTGATTATTTAGAAGACAAGGTACTTGACCATGTATTTGGCGGTTCTGCTTATACAGCACCTGCAACATTGTATGTTGCTTTGTATACAGTAGCACCTACTGATACTGGCGGTGGTACTGAAGTAACAGGTGGATCTTATGCAAGACAAACATCTACTTTTACTGTCTCAGGTACAGACCCTACCACAGCGACAAACGCAGCAGCAATTGAATACCCAACAGCTACAGGCGATTACGGAACTGTGGTTGCAGTTGGTATTTTAGATGCATTATCTAGTGGTAACTTACTTGCATACGCAGACTTAACCACTTCAAAAACTGTATCAACAGGAGATGTATTCAGATTTGATGCTGGTGATTTAGACATCACATTAGCTTAATACCATGGCCTCAATAGGCTACGGATTATATGGTTACGGGAATGCCGATTATGGCACTCCTGTTTATCATTTTGGTGAAGCTACATCCGCCCAAACATCAGGTTTTACTGCCGAATCTTCTGTAATACGCCATGGCGTATCTGTAATACCAGGCGTTTCTGACTTTAATTCAGTCGGAACAATTATTAAATTAGGGTCATCCACCCTCGCACAAACCTCAAACTTTACTGGTAATGGTGAGGTTGTTAAGTTTGCTGCATCTGTCATATCCGCAGTTTCAAGTGGTTCAGCTACAGGTCGACAAATAGATCGTGGATCAGCGACCATAGCTCAGATATCTGGAATGTCTGCAACTGGTAGACAAATTGATAGAGGCGTTGCAACTATTGTAGCAGTATCAGGCTTTAGTGCAGTTGGTACTCAAATCGATAGAGGTGTTGCAACCATAGCCTCAACCAGTGGCATGACATCTGCTGGTGTATTAATTAAATTAGGATCTTCGGCTTTACCAGAAACATCTGGTATGGCGGCCACAGGCAGACAAATAGATCGTGGTGTTTCTTCTATAGCAGCTATCTCTGATATGACTGGTACAGGTCGATTCACCATTAGTGCCAATGCTGTATTATCGGCAACATCAGGATTTGATGCGATTGGCAGACAAATAGACAGGGGTTCAGCAACCATTTCACAAATCAGTAGTTTTTCTGCTGTTGGTGGTTTAAAATGGAATGACATTATAGTTCCAGCTGAAACATGGACAGATCAAACCGCAACTGGCGGTACATGGACAGAGCAAACCAATTCATCAACAGACTGGACAACATTAGGCAAACAAGACGCAGCTTAAAGGAATTTTTTTATGGCAGATACATTTACTACTAATCTTAATCTTACCAAGCCAGAGGTCGGTGCATCCACCGATACCTGGGGAACTAAGTTAAACACCGATCTTGATTCTCTTGATGCAGTCTTTAGTGCTACTGGTACATCGGTAGCAATTAACTTAGACGGAGCTGTAATTGATAGCTCTGTGATTGGTGGCACTACTCCAGCGGCAGGTACTTTTACAACTTTCACATCTAATGGTATTGACGATAATGCAGATGCAACTGCTATTACTATTGGTTCAGATGAAAGTGTTACTTTTGCTAATACAGGTACTTTTGGTGGAACTGTAACAGCCTTAACAAATTTTAACTCCACTACTGGCAATGACTTACGATTGAATGCAGGAAGTGCCAATAGAGATATTTTCATGCAGGTGAATGGCACTACACACATGACAGTACAAGGAAGCACTGGCAACGTGGGTATTGGTACTAGTAGTCCTACGTTTTCAGCAGGTGGTGGCTTGAATGTAGCCCAAGCAACTTTTGCAACCATGCGTGCTACGGGTGGTGCAAGCGCTGGGGTAGACTTTGCACAAGCAAGCGATGGAAAGGGCTATGTTTATGTTCGGGACAATGCCGACTTAATTTTTGGTACAAACAACGCAGAACGCATGCGGCTTGATAATGATGGGCGAGTATTTATTGGAACCACAACTGCACTAGGAGGAGCAGATGTTTCATATCTTGGACCATCAGGAAGCAACACTAGTGTAAATATAATGAATCCCGATAATACTCCTGGACGTGAAATACAACTTAGATTAACAAATAATTATGCTTCTTATTATACTGATGGTGCTGCTTTTACAGCAGTACAAGGCGGAGGTATAAACTCTTATACTCTTTATATAAAAACAAACAATACTGGTGGAGTTTATTTATCAGGTGGTGGCACATCTTGGACCTCAGTTTCAGATGAAAGACACAAAACCATTATTGAAGATATAGATAATGCTTCACAAAAAGTTTCAACACTAAGAACTGTTATTGGTACTTTTAATGATGACCCTGAATCAAAACGCAGACCATTTTTAATAGCTCAAGATGTCCAAGCTGTTTTACCTGAAGCGGTAGATGAGACAGCAGACCCAAATAAATTAGGGCTTTCATATACTGATGTAATTCCTTTGTTAGCAGCAGCTATCAAAGAACAACACCACACAATAGAGTCATTAACGGCTCGTATAACAGCCCTAGAAAGCTAATAACCAAAGAGGAATAAAAAATGAGCATATCATATAACTGGGACGTAAACACTGTAGACGTATACCCATCAGACGAAGGACAAACTAACGTTATCTATAACGTGCATTGGCGATTAAACGCTACTGATACGCAGGTAGATGCAGAGGGCAATCCCTACACAGCATCTGTTTATGGTACTCAAGTGTTAGATACATCTGATTTATCAGGTTTTATAGACTTTGACAGCGTGACAGCAGCAGAGGTGCAAGGCTGGGTTGAAAGTGCGATGGGTGAAGAAGAGGTGCAATCTTTAAAGGATAACCTTGATGCAAACATTGCAGGGCAAATTACACCTACATCGGTCACTAAAACTTTAGTAGCGTAAGTGAATGGCATTATTTCCAATCACTCCACCAGCAGGTATAGTCAAAAACGGAACTGATTATGCCAACAAAGGTCGTTGGATTGACGGGAATTTAATACGCTTCGAAAATGGCTACCTTAAACCTATAGGTGGCTGGACAAAACTTAGAGCAACAGCACTAGATGGCGCACCCATTGGGATGTACGCCTACAACGATAATCTGGGCCAACCAGTATTGGCTGTTGGTACAAGAGAAAAGGTTTATGTTTTATACGACAACACCTGGACTGATATCACACCAGTCGGTTTTGTTAATGATGCAAGTAACGATCCTCTTGGTTATGGTGCATATCACTATGACGTAGAAGACTATGGTGATGCTCGTTCACAATCAGGTTTACCTTTAGACACAGGTCATTTTTCTTTTGACAACTGGGGTGAACATTTAAACTTCTGTTTTTCTGGTGATGGCAAGATTTACCAATGGAGACCAGACTCTTCAGGCGGATCACCTGATACTATAGCCACAGTCGTATCTAACGCACCCACAGGGTGTCAAGCCATTATCGTTACCAACGAAAGACACTTGGTAGCCATTGGTTCAGGCGGAGATCCAAGAAAAGTCTCATGGTCAAACAGAGAAGACAACACCAACTGGACATCTAAAGCTACTAACACCGCAGGTGATTTGCAAATTCCTACAGGTGGTAGAGCTATCATGGCAGCTTCACATGGCAACGACATTATTATTTTTAGCGATACTGGAATCAGCAGAATGTTCTATGCAGGTTCACCATTTGTGTATGGTATTGCCGATGCTGGAACTAACTGTAAAGCAGTCAGCAGAAGATCTATTGTTTCAACTGGTAACTTCACAGCATGGATGGGTGAAAACTCTTTCTTTGTTTACGATGGTACTGTTAGAGAAATACCATGCGAAGTGCATGACTATGTTTACGATCAACTTAATGTGCCAGGCAGAAAGGCATCTTGGGGTGGGCACAACTCTAACTTCAACGAAATATGGTGGGGATTCCCAAGCGGTGAATCACAATACTCACCAAACAAATATGTGATTTGGAATTATGGTGAAAATGTTTGGTCTATTGGTGAACTTGATAGAGGATGCTGGGTTGACCAAGGTGTCTTTGATTTCCCAACTTCAGCAGACAACGCTGGGTTTATTTATCAGCACGAATCAACTGTGCTAGGTAACTCACCGAATTTAGGCTCTGCCGTTCCATTTGCGACCTCTGGGCCTATCCAAATAGGTAATGGCGACAACTATGTCCAATGCAATCAAATACTACCAGACGAGGAAGCTAACAGCCTTCCAGGTGTCACCCTTAGTTTCAAAGGCAAATTTACTCCACTAGGTCCTACAACGGACTTTGGATCATTTACTTTTGAAAGTGATGGCTACACCGATGCGAGATTCACAGCAAGACAAGTACAAATGACTGTAACAGGCAGTACCACACAAGACTTCCAAGTGGGTAATATCCGCTTAGATGTTAAACAAAGAGGTAAAAGATAATGGATCTATCCTCACAAAGACAGTACATCCAAAGAGCAGAAACAGCTCATGAGATACTTACAACCACAGATTTAATTACACTCTATACATCGCCTAGCGGTGGTGATTTTGATTTTTCTATTATTCAGTCTATCTTGGTATGTGACCATGACAATAATACAACAAACATTACTGTGACTGTCACGCATGATGCGACAGTTTATAACCTGTTTAAAGAGTTTACGATTGGAGCTTACAGCACCGAAGAGCTATTAAGTAAAAGTATTATTATCCATCAAGGCGATGTTTTAAAGGTACAAGCTAATCGTGCTGGTAATTTAACTGTTTATGCGAGTATCGTTGAATATGGAAAAGGCGATTAATAAAGTTACACCCATCAAGAAAGAACCAGAAGACTGGGAAATTCAATGGGATAGGTGTAAACCATATATAGCAAAAGCGATCAAACATCAAGATTCCTATACAATAGACGATATAGAAGATAAAATAAGACATGGAATATTCCATTTATGGCCAGCCGAGAAGGCAGCTATGGTAACTGAATTCGTGGTATTCCCCCAGAACACAGCGATGAACTTGCTGTTTTGTGGTGGTAACTACAAGGAGTTAGAGAATATGTTGCCATCTTTAGAAGCATTTGCTAAAGCCGTTGGATGTAAAAGATTATATGGCGGTGGCAGAAAAGGATGGTTAAAAAAAATAAGCCACTTAGGCTTTAAATCAGAACATTTAATAAGTAAAGAATTATGAGTAAAGGATCAAGCACATCAAAACAAGAGATGCCAGCATGGCAAAAGCAAATGTACGAAGAGGCTTATGGTCTTGGTAAAGGCGTTTCTCAACAAGAGTTTATTCCATACACAGGCGCACAAGTTGCTGGATTTAACCCGGATCAATTAAGACAATTTGAAGCAACCAGAGGAATGGTGGGTGCTTCTCAACAATACGATCCTCGCGCTGGCTTACAAGCATTAGCAACAGCACAAACACCAACCATTAGACCTGTTACAGGAACAACTGCTCAGATTGGTCAAGTTGGTACACCTACTGCTGCAACCATACAATCAATGCCGACATTCGGTGGTGCGACCATACAGAACATTCAAGGCCCACAAGCTGCCCAAATAGGCAATGTTCAAGCCCCTCAATTTCAAGGTTTATTAAGCCAAGATATAGGCGCGTACCAATCACCTTACCAACGACAAGTGATCGATCAGTCTATGGCTGATATTCAGCGACAAGCTGATTTAGCCAGAGGACAATCTCAATCCCGGGCAATCGGTGCTGGTGCATTTGGTGGATCAAGATCTGCTTTATTAGAGTCTGAATCACAACGACCTTTTGTAGAGCAAATGGCTAGAACATCTGCTGGGTTAAGACAGTCTGGATTCGAGCAAGCACAACAAGCTGCTCAAGCTGATTTAGCAAGACAACAACAACTTGGTGTCTTTGGCGCAGAACAACAACAACAACGCGCACTAGAACAAGCAAGATTAGGTCAACAAGCTGGTTTAACAGGATTCGAAGCACAACAACAACGTGCGTTAGAACAAGCTAGATTGGGCCAACAGGCTGGTTTAGCAGGTCAAGATATTGCAGCACAAAGAAATTTGCAACAGGCTCAAATGCAACAAGAAGCAGGACTATTAGGTTCACAGCAACAGCAAGCGCGTGCGCTAGAGCAAGCGCGGTTGGCGCAACAAACTGGCATGGCAGAACTAGACATCGCAGGTCGTACAGCTATGATGCAACCAGAGTTAGAGATGCGTAATAGACAGCAACAAGCAGGATTGCTTGGCGGTCAGCTAGAAGATCAATACAGATCTTTAGGTTTATTAGGTGGTGTTGGACAACAACAACAACAACTACAGCAACAAGCTCAAAATCAAGCCTACAACGAATTCTTACGAGCTTCTGGTTATGGCAACCAACAACTTAGCACCTTGCTTTCTGGTCTATCTGGTATGCCGAGCTTAGTTAGTCAAACAGATAAAAAGAAAACTGGCGCAGGTGATATCTTAGGAACAATCGCTGGGCTATTTGGTTAGGAATAAATATGGCAATTTTTGATAAATTACAATCCATGGGTGGCAACTACATCTCCAGACTTGGCGGTGCAAACACTGCAAACGAACAGCAACTTGCTGGAATGACACCTCAAGCACGAATGATGTATGACGCTCAGAGGCAAGACGCAAAGACCGCAGGGATGCGCGAGTTTGCTTCAAGACTAAGTGATGCGTTTGCAGGTCGTGATATTACAGGTAGGGCTGCAATAAGAAGATTAGATATTGAAAAAAAATCTGAGCGCGATAGAAAATTAAAATATCAACAAGAGTTACAACAAGCAATTTCTTCTGGAGATATGGATAAAGCATATGCAATTTCAGCACAATTACAACCTGGATCAGTTGCACAAAACATTATTCAATCACAAGCAGGGCCTAGTAAAAAAGACTTACAACCGCAAATTTCTCCAGATGGTACATACACTATTTTTAAAGACTATGACGAAGCTACCGGGCAATATGTTCCAAGACTTGAAGTCAATCAAAAGGTCATTGATGCTCAAAGACAAGCAACAGCACTAGACCAAAAAGATAAACCTTTGCCGTCTGCAACTATTGAAAAAGAAGTAGAAAACAAGGCTGTTATAAATTCCTTTCAATATCAAAATGACATAATTGATAATTTTATTAAGCAAGCAAAAGATAATAACTTACAGTTTGGCTTTACTGAGCCTATGCAAGATTTTATTGGAAACTTGGGAATTGGAGCATGGGGAGAGGAAAGCAAAACAAGGTTGGCTAATAAAAATGCTTTTGAAAGATGGAAACAAAGCTATGTCAATACTGTTTTACAAGCTGCTAAAGGCCCTCAAACAGATGGCGATGCTAGAAGGGCGTTAGAACAACTATCATCGGCAAACACTCCAGAGGCTGTTGTGTCTCTCTTAAAAGACATTAAAAGAGCCAATGATAATGAAATTAATTTTAATAAAAGCTCAATTGATGCAAGAAGAACAAATTTTGGAAAAGATGCTATTTACGGAAACGTTGAATTTAAAATACTAGAAGATTAATGAGAATAGATATACAGGGCGTAGGAATTGTAGAAGTTCCAGACGAGTTTGGAAATCTTAATTCAGACGAGCAAAAAGCATATGTTGCTCAAATAAAAGAACAAATTGGTCAGCAAAAACAATCTCCAGAAGACATCGCAATAGAATCAGATGCAGAAGATTTATCTCTTTTAGAAAAATTACAAGGTGGTGTCAGAGGATTTGCACAAGGGCTTACATTTGGCTTTGCTGATGAAATAGAAGCTGGCTTAAAGACAGGCGGTGGATTTCTTGGCAATTATGGAAAAACTGTTAAAAGTATCAGAGATGATATTGATGAAGTTAGAAGAAAGTCTCCCGGGATTGCAATGGGTTCAGAAATTACTGGAGCTATTTTGCCTTCATTGGCAGCAGGATTATTTAGTGGTGGCACAGGAACAGTAGCTGGTTTAGGAACTACTGGAGCAAGAGTTGCTTCTGGTGCTGCAAAAGCGCAACAAGCTGCCAAAGCAGCTGTTGGTTTAGACAAGGCTAAAAAAGCACAACAAGTAACTGATTTGGTATCTGACCCAAGTTTATTAAAAAGCATAGCAAGGGGATCTGGAATTGGAGCAGGGTATGGCGGCTTATATGGCGTTGGCTCTGCTGAAGGGGGTTTAGAACAAAGAGCCATTGGCGGTTTAAGTGGTGCAGCTATTGGCGGTATTGCTGGTGGAACTATCCCGTTAGCTATGCAGGGTGGAATAGCAGGATTAAAGAATATTGCACAATCTTTCGGTGTGGGTGGCGCAAAAGCCGCAGATAAATTTAGCGATGTAAAGATTCTTCAGGCATTAGAAAGAGATGGTTTATCTAGGCAAGGAGCAATAGAAAAATTACAGTTAGCAGAAAAACTAGGTCAAAAAGATTTACTTATTGCTGACTTGGGAGAGGATCTTGCGCAGCTTGGTTTTGCTTCACAAGCGATTGCAGGTGGATCAAGAAAAGAAGTTTCAGAATTGTTAGAAGGCAGGGCTATGAGTCAAGCAGAAAGAATATCTGATGATTTAATAGACCAATCAAAACTTAAAGGGCCATTTTCTGCGCAGTATGTTGATGACTTAGCAGAAATGCAAGCACAGGCAGCAGGGCCAGCTTACAAAAAAGCCTATCAAATTAACATTCCAACCAATACAAGCATTTCTCGTAAAAATTTAAAAGGTGATACAGAGAGCATCTCATTGAGTAACTTCATTACTGGCCCAAGAAAAGATGTGTTAGTTATAGCCGCTAAAGAAGGCAGAAAAATATTAAATGCAAGAGGCGAAAACGTACCAGATTTAAGTAAAATATTAAAAAACGAAGAGTTATTAGAGGAGTTTCTAAGCAATCCTATACCAACACAATATCTTCATGCTATCAAAAGAGGCTTAGATGACATTATAGAAAAAGGCACAGATTCATTTGGTAAAGTAAATACTTATGGTGCGGCTGTTACAGATGCTAAAGTTATTTTAAACAAGTTAATAGAAAAGAAGAATCCAACTTATGCCAAAGCAAACAAAGATTTTTCTGATATTGCAAGATTAAAAGATTCGTTTAACTTGGGCATTGGTACAAAAAATATGTCTACTAACCAAATGTCAAAAATTTTAAAATCACTCAATGAATCAGAAAAAGAAGCATTTAGAGTTGGGTTAGTTGCAAGAATGAAAGTTCAATCTCTTAAAGCTACTGATAACGCAGATTTTACAAAAAGAATATTTGGTAGCCCAGAAAAAAGAAGTTTAATACGCATGGTTTTTCCTAAAACAAAAGAAGGAAAAGAGGCTTACCAAAATTTTGAACAGATTATAAAGTTTGAAAGAGCTAAAGTTCAAACAAGAAATAAAGTAACAGGCGGTTCACCAACCGCAGCCAGAAAAGAAGCAATAAAAGATGCTGCAATAGATCCAACGCTAGGTGTTATTGGCAGAGCGTTAGCTGGAGATGTTCCAGGAGCAGCAAGACAATCATTGGCTGCAATAGGAGCAAGAGCTGGCGGTCTAAGTCCTGAAGGCGCAAATCAAATAGCTAGAAAATTATTTTTAATGAAACCTGCCGATCAAATAAAATACTTACAACAACTAGGTCAAACAGAAAAAAGATTAATCGAGCAATCCATGAGAGGTTTAGGTTTACAAACAGAACTAACAGCAGGTGCTGGTTTGTTACCGGGTTTGCTTACAGAATAACCCATGCCCCAAGCAACAGAACGCGTTGGTCGTTTTGGTGAATATCTCACAGCTGCAATCCTATCTCAAGTTTGCGACACAGTAGCAGTCGTACCACACAACGCATCTGCTGATATCATCTTTGAACACAACCTTAAACTTTACCGATGCCAGGTGAAGACACAATCCAAAATAGAAGAAAATCGTGGTAACTGGCGGTTTGATATGCGTAAGGGCCAACGAGTCAAGCACAGGAAATACAAGGACAACGAGATAGATTTGTTTGCTTTTGTTGCTGTAACACACCGCAACGTAGTTTTTTCCTTGCCCTTAGAACAATCTCAACTAACCATCGTAGACGAGCATATGAAAAACAACGATGCCGTCAAGAATGTCTTGGAAATTTTAGAAAGTCTTAGTTAAAGACTTTCTATGTCAAACACAACTTTCTGATCCTTGTCATGTCTGACAGAGTTAATTCCTAATGAAAGGAAATACTCTGCCAGAGCTTGAGGATCTTTCTTGTTTGACTTAGCAAAATCAATTAAAGAACGAACAATGTATTTATTAATATAAACAGCACTGTTGTTGCTTCTTTCATTTGCGACTGGGTCATCAAAATCAAGTAAGTTCATCATTACTCCTAGACCTTTACCTCCTTGGTATAGCGGCCCAATTTGTTACCCTCTCCGTCAACTCCATGAACAATCTGTAGTTCCAGGTCGATATAGTGCTTGGCTTTAAGTAAGTCCTCAACCTTGTTCACCTTGTCTCTGGTTACAAGTTTAATGACGTTACCCATAGACCAAGTTAACTTATTGGAATAAATATACTCGATTGGTTGGATGGCATTACCCTTGTAATGATCGCCACCAACTTGGTTATTTATAGCCAATCTATCTATCTCCTGATCCCATTCTTCTGGGGTTGCATTATCTATACTCATATTTACTTCTCCTTTTTTTATAAATATATTTGCATAGCTTACATCTTTAGTGTAAATTTAACAACATTCAGATACAAAAAGGGAGAATTAAGGAAATGACAGAGACACATTCTAACGCGGATAAAGTATTTATCGACACGCAAGAACTAGCTAAGAGGTGGGGTAAAAGCCCAAGAACGCTAGAAAACTGGCGTGGTAAAGATGAAGGGCCTAACTACTACAAGATAGGCGGCAAGGTTCTATACGACCTAGCAGAAATCAAAACATTAGAAAACAGCTCATACGTTTCCAATGGCTCACGCAACTCTTAGCCCCTCATCCTTCTCTCGCTGGAAGGAATGCCCCGCATCACCTAGAATGATTAAGGAGTTCGGTGGTGAATACACTGTGGGTATACCTGCGGCTACTGGTACTTTAGTCCATGAGATGTGTGAGATGCTATTAAAAGGCAGACTCAACAACATGAGCCTAGAAGAGTATTGGCTCGGTAAAGTGCAAATGGTTGAGGACTTCGAAATAGAAGTTGACCAAGACATGATCGATTGTGCGAATGTGTATGTGGAATATATCAGGGCGCGTGCGGAGGCGCTGGGCGGAACGCTATTAATTGAAGAGCGCGTGTTCATGGATGAGATATCTACAGATGTCTGGGGTACAGCAGATGCCATTATTATAGGTGAGAAAGTTTTAGAGATTGTCGATCTCAAGTCTGGTAAGTGGGCAGTCGATGCACACGACAACGGACAATTAAAAATTTATGCACTAGGTGCATTATCAAGATACAGCTCTCGTTATAAAGACGAGGACATAGAAGTTATGATGACCATCGTTCAACCAAGGGGTTGGCACAAGGATGGCATTATCCGATCAAGCTCCACTACGGCTACTAACCTAGTCAACTGGGGATTTGAAGTTTTGAAACCAGCAACCGAGGCTTGTTTTGAAGAAAACCCACAATATAACCCAAGCAAAGAAACTTGTAAGTTTTGTGATGCGAAGGCTCATTGTGATGCATATAAAAATACTTTAGGAGAGAAAAAATGACCGAAGTAAAAAATGAAGAGCTAACTTTTAGCTTTGACGATAATGGCAAAGAACACAAAGTTGAGGAGCTATCTGATGAAACCAGATTGCTATACAACAAGACTGTTCTATGCAATCAAGAAATAAACAGATTGCAACAAGACCTAGCTAGGTTGCAGTTTGAGATAGAAATCAAACAACTAGCAGCAGCTAAATACAGTGGCGAATTAAAAGACGCTGTTGAAGGTGATGAGCCTAAA